GGACTAGCACCACTATTCTTAATAATAGGATGGTCAAAGAAGCCGACCTCTGTTACAGAAACGTCTCTATTTAGCATATAAAGAGCCCTAGCAGCACTTTCTCTTTCAATCCCATCTAACATAGCCTGATTAACAAAGCTATCGCCTTTCTTGCCTGTAATGCGTTCTGATACTAATTGGACAAGGTAGTTTTGACGTGATGTAGATACGCCTGTTTTAGTCTTAGCGATAACATCCGATATTCTGGATGCTGTCACCTTGCCTAATCTTTGCTGAAACCACTCTTCTGTACGTTGTTCAATCATAGGAAATCTTCTTTAGATACTAACTTGACAGGATTGTTTTGTTGATGAATGGCATTAACTACTTCATTAGCTGAAGCAAACTCTGTGCCACCTAATCCTAAAGCTGCTAAACATCTACCAATTGCAGAGGTCTCACAGTTTTCTACATAAGATGTTCCATTGATTTGTGATGCTTTACGGAACTCCTGTGCATGACCTGTAGCAAATGTTTGTACTTGACCACCTTCTAAATGAACGCCTGCATAAGCCTTTACAATACATTGTTCATCATCAATCTTAACTATTTCAGTAGTAAGAAAGTAAGTAGGGAACTGTTCTCTAAATTCCTGAACTCTTAATGCTACTGTTTTATAGTTCTTGCCTTTAATATTAACTACACCTTGTTTAGTCATCTGTCTCTCCTGTTGTTGTAATTGTTGCTGGTGTTGTTCCATCATTACCTGGTCGTAATGTTGTTGTTGTGACATTTGCTCTCTCCCATTTGTCATTATCTAATTTAAGTTCGTCATTTAATCGTTTAAGAATATCTGCTATGTGTTCTAGTTTTGTAGGCATAACATCCCCACTATAATTAAAACTAATATGACAGTCAAGATATTTGTTGTTATATGTTCTTGATGTTCCGTATCGTCATGTTTATAGTCAACACCATATCTTTCACGATAACTTCTAGGTGTTTTATAATCCCATTGGTTATACCAGGTATTATGTCTATCTTTATCCCATCCCCAATTAGTCATCATGTTTCTCCTGTTGTTCTAATAAATGCTCTGCTTCTAATTCTTTTTGCTCAAGTCTTTCCATATCATCTAAATATGCGTCTGGGTCTAAATGTCTTTCCATTATATTGCTCCTGCTAACTTGCCCATAATTTGCAAGCAAAGCCATACATAAGCCCAAAACGCTATTGATAATACTATCATTGTTGAAATTTTCATGTCTCTCTCCTAAAGTTGACAATTGAACATTAAACCTATAAAAAACACCTGTCAAGTATTTTCTATATAAAAAATAGTTTGCTTATAGATTTTATTCATGATAATCTTTTTTGGCATTACTAACAAAGGAGAGCAGCATGCGTATTAAAAATTGGGATAAATACCAGCATTACAAGCATAAAAGTGATATGAAGTGGTTTAAATGTTATGGTCGTGATATTTTAAATGACCCTGATTTTATGAAAATGGATGATATAAAACAGGCAACTTTATTTAAATTATGGTGTTTAGCTAGTGAGTCAAATGGCAAATTACCACAAATATCAGATATTGCCTTTAGATTTAGAAAACCTATTAGCTTTGTAGAAAAATTAGTAAAAGAATTAGATACTTGGCTTATAAGAAATGAAAGTATAGAGAAAGTCTATACAAATACTATAACAGATAAGAGTAGATTAGATAGAGATAAGATAATAAAACCCATTATGCGATTTGAAGAGTTCTGGAATTTATACCCACCTGTAAGAAAAACTAATAAAAAAGGTTGTTTAGAAAAATGGCAAGCAAAAGACCTTGACTTAATAGCTGATAAAGTTATAGGCTATGTCAATATGATGAAAGAAACTAAATCGTGGAAAGAAGGGTTCGTGCCAGCACCTATGACATTACTTAACCAAGAAAGATGGGATGATGGAACTGTTACAAACATCCGTAAAGTTTGGGAAGGTGGCATCTAGTGAACATAGGTGAAGTAATAGATAAACTAACAGTTAGCCAATCAACAGTTCAAGAATTTTATAACGAGGGGTATGGACATGCAGAGTTTAAGGTTAAAGGTACGGATATATTTGCTGATGACTTGGTCAAGTATTTTAGTGAGGAAGTTCATAGTGGCAAATCGCTTGGCTGGATTAAGACGGAAGATAAGTTCAGGGTTAGGGCTTCGGAACTAACAATTCTTACCGGTGTATCAGGTCATGGTAAGTCTATGTGGTTATCACAAGTTGTATTATCTATGATGAAACAGAATACCAAATGTTTAATAGCGTCTTTAGAAATGAGACCTGTTCTTACATTAGCTAGAATGATTACCCAGGCATTAGGTTCACCAGAGCCAACAGATGATTACATACGTAAGTTTTGTGATAGAGCTAAAGACAAGTTATATATATACGACCAAACAGGAAGTACTAAGTCAGAAGATATGATAGCAACTCTGCATTATGGAAAACATGTATTGGGAGTTGATGTATTTATTATTGATAGCTTAATGAAATTGGATGATGTAACTGAAGAGTCTTTAGATGGACAGAAAAGATTGACAAACAGTTTAGCGGTTATAGCACGTGATTTACAAGTAAGTATTTTTTTAGTAGCACATACTAGAAAACTTAAAGACGAGTCAGAGATACCAGACGCTACAAACATTATGGGAAGTTCGCATATTCGTAACTTATGTGATAATATTATTTGTGTATGGCGTAACAGATACAAAGAGAAGTTAATAGAAGAAGGCAAGACTTCAGATGATGAGTTAAAGATTATTCCAGATGCAAAGGTCTTTGTTCAGAAACAGCGTAATGCACAATGGGAAGGTTCATTTAACTTTTGGTTTGACCAAAAAGGTTTACGATATAACGAGAGTCCACCAAGATGACAATAAATGAATTTATAAAGCAATGCAAAAAAGTATTTGGAGATGACATTCAATACAAAGCAACTTCTAAAGACGGTCAAGTATTTAAAACGAAAGGATGGAGAGATGATAAAGTGGGCACTAACCAAAGACAACTTACCCCAGCTTATAGAGAAACTAAAAACTCTTGACTTCACTAAACGTTGGCGTGTAACAGTAACAGACGCTAAACTTAACCGTAGTCTTGAACAGAACGAAAGGTTATGGGAGCTATACACAAGTTTAAGTAATCATTTAGGTATTGAGAAAGACCGCATCCATGAACTTTGTGGCTTTAAATTCTTACGATACCAAACAGAAATTGCAGGTATGCCTGTAGAACTTATAAAGTCAACAACTAAACTAACCACAAGTGAGATGACAGAATACCAACAACAGATAGAGGTATGGGGTCAAACTATGGGTTGGGGATGGGACTACTAATGAAGATATTAATAGCTTGTGAGTTTAGTGGAACTGTAAGAGAAGCATTTACAAAGTTAGGTCATGATGTAACTTCATGTGATATTGAGCCAACAGATATTCCAGGTAAACACTATCAAGGTAATGTAAATGATATTATTAATGATGGTTGGGATATGATGATTGCATTTCCACCATGCACACATTTAGCTGTAAGTGGTGCTAGACATTTTGAACAAAAACGAAAAGATGGCAGACAGCAACAAGGTATAGACTTTTTTATGTCAATGATAAATGCACCAATACCTAAAATTGCAGTAGAAAATCCTATTGGAATTATGAGTAGAATTTATAAAAAACCAAATCAAATAATTCAACCTTGGGAATATGGTCATGAGGCTCAAAAGTCTACTTGTCTATGGTTAAAAGGATTGCCTTTGTTAAAACCAACAAACATTGTGGATAAAGGTAAATTTTATATAACTCCAAGCGGAAAGAAAATGCCTGCATGGATGAGTGACCCAATTGGAAAAGATGGTAAAAAGATTGGATACAATACACCGGAAATTAAAAAGATACGCAATAAAACATTTCAAGGTATAGCAGATGCTATGGCAAACCAATGGGGTATAAATGAACTATCGTAACCCTAAACTACTTAAACTAGCAGATGGCGCACCATGTATGATGTGTTCTATACAAGACGGAACTGTAGTATCTGCACACTCTAATCAACTACGTGATGGCAAAGGAACAGGCATTAAGGGACACGATTATCGTATAGCTTTCTTATGTCACCAATGCCACCATATGATAGATAATGATAAGATGTTAGATAAGCATGATAGAATAGCAGCATGGGAAGAAGCACACCGTAAAACTATAGGTTGGTTATTTACTAATGGACATTTGGAGGTAAAGTAATGGGTAAAGGTTCTGGAAGAAGACCATTGTTAATTTCTGAACAAGAAGCACAAGATAACTGGGACAAGATATTCAAAAAGAATAAGAATAGTGATGACGTATCACCGCACACTTATGAATACGAACTTAATAAAAGTACAGGTTCTGTAGAAAAACGATTTAAAGATGGCGTAAGTAAACCTAATGGAGAACAATTTGGCGAAGATTAGCCCAACGCAGTTGAGCTTGGCTCAGTTACGAGCAGATGGATGGTTTTGTTGGATTACTGAACATTGGAATAGTTATGCAAGAATACGTCAAGACCTTTGGGGTTTTGTAGACATTATAGCTTTAAAGCCTAATCAAATATTAGGGGTGCAAACCACAACTGCAAGCAATATGGCGGCACGCTGCCGAAAAATAGCTGACCATGAAAATGTAGGCAAGGTTCGTGAAAGCGGAGTTATGCTGCATGTCCACGGTTGGCACATGGACGCAAAGACAAAAAAATGGAGTTGTAAGGTTAAGGAT